TTAAAGTCAAAGCATTTAATGGATTAACAAATGTATTAGCCCATCCATTAGTACCATTGAATAACACTCCGTTAGAACTATGAGTTACACCACCATTAAACACTAATCTAAATGCAGCATCAGTATCAAGTGGGTTTTTAAGGTTAAATTTATGCGAACTTGCTGTACCTCCAACAAACGGATACAACGCTTTCATCTTTGACCATACTCCGTAACCTTTCAAGTCAGTAACAAGCGTGTTAATAGCACTCTGCTGTGTAGGGTTGGTTATTGATGCCGCTGTAATGAATGCCTGTGCGTCTGCATCCGTAAACGCAGGAATTGCCAAAGTATTAGAAATAGCACTAGCACTACCGAAGTCATTTGTCGCAATAACTTGACAAGTTATATTGGTTGCTCCATCGTCATTAGTTAATCTATATGTTTGGCTTCTAGCACCTACTATGTTTGAACCGTTACGCTTCCATTGGTATTCGTAAGTAGCTGCAGGTTTTGCTATCCATGTTCCGTTAGTAGTGGTTAAAATACTTTCTAAAGTTGTCGCTCCGCTTATTACAGGAGCAACAGTATTAACAGGTATTCCTGTACCTCCATCTATGTCTGTGTCTCCTGACCAACTTTTAAGCTGTGAGTCACCCCAACCAATATCGTTATTGATTGCTCCTGCTCCCCAACTTATATCGTTGTTTACTGAACCTTTACCCCATCCGTTTGTTGACATATATCTATAACTTTAATTCGTGTTTTTGTTATATATAAAATAACGTGTTATTCTGTTTTTAAATTTTTTACAAATAAACTGATGTCTGTATATTGTACACTGTCAATTGTACATGAAAGGTCAAGTAAAATAATACCATTATTTGTTGTGACATGGCATTGACTTTCACTTATTACTTCAATTTCACCATCGAATAAATAGATTAACTCATTAAATAAGAATCCGTTTTCTATTGTAATTATATTAAGCATACCTTAAAATTTTATGGAATTGTAAAACGCAACTATCTAAACCATTTCCTAATTGTACTGCAAAAATGATAAAATTATTTACAGAAGTATTAAATGGTGCTGATGTTCCTGTTCCTGCAATACTTGCTAAATCAGAAGAAAATATACCAAGTGTAGATAGAAAATTTATAGTGTTAGAAGATATATTAGCAGTTCTCCAAGCACCTACTTGCGTGTTTGCTCCATTATAAAAATTTGCTACTAATGTTGCACCTGTTAAACTTGATGAAGTATTGACATACATTCTTACATTCTGTGACGAAGCAGTGCCTGTTTTTAAATATCTTGCAGCAATATCTATTATACCATTGCTCACAAAGGTATTAGCAGGAACTAATATAGAACTAACTATTGCATTTGCAGTTGTACCTGTTACCGCAGTTGAATTTGTTGCGCTTATAGAAATTACAGAAAAATTAGAAGAACCACCACCGCTATACTGTGGAATATTCAATGTAGCACCTACCAAAGTAGCAGCACCACTTGTTCCCGTTGTGGTTAGTGTTAATGTGTCTTGCTTGGCATTCAATGCCGTTTGTGTAAGTGTGCTGATTGGCTTATTTAAGTCGCTTGTATTGTCTACATTTCCTAAACCTACCGCAGTTTTATCTAACGTCTGAAAAGTCTTATCACCTCTGTAATATTGTGACGTTGTACCAGCCGTTATTGTGTCTTCTTTTGCGTTTAAAGCCGTTTGTGTTGCAGTTGAAATTGGTTTGTTTAAATCGCTCGTATTGTCTACGTTACTTAAACCGACATCTGATTTTGTTAAATCAATATTTCCAGCACCCAAAAGGCTTTGACCTTCAAGTGTTTTGATGTTTGTACCGCTTACTAAATCGTCTTGCTTTGCGTCTAATGCGCTTTGTAAATCTGTTTGTGATGATAACGTGCCTGTTATACCTCCCCAAGTTGCACTACCACCACCTCCAATAGTTAAATTACCACTACCTAATACAGAATTACCGTTGATGGTTTTAATGTTAACACCACTAACAAGATTATCCTGCTTGTTTAGTTCTAACTCATCTACTCGTCTATCTGTACTTTTTAATGCCATTATATGTAGGTAATTATTTCAATTAACAATCCGTCCAAGTTCATAATACTGTCACTCAATGTCGCTCCGTTATATGTGTAGATTAAAATCTTGTCGTTTGTGTCTACTATTGTTTTAATGTGGTGACCTTGACTTAGCATATTCGTGTTTATACGAATAGCTGTAGACGTTCCAAGTTCATTGTCAAAGTTTTCTATTTCGTATGTTCCTGCTGAAATACGAGTAGCTGATGGAGTGTCTGTATATCCATTATAGATAGCAGTCATAAGAGGGTCAGCTACATCGTCTTGGCTTATGAATGCTCTATATGTTTTTGTACCTGCATTAAGAAGAACCTCTAATCTTGCTCTTTTAGAAACAAAGTCCACTCCATCGCTCCATGAAGTTATAACTAAATCACTGAAAGCTAATTGACTGGTTTGGTCAAATTCACTTATCTTTTTGATTGCCATTTTTAATCTTTTTAAGGTACAAATTCAACTTGATTACGTTCTCTTCTTTTGGCTTATACTGCTTTTTCATAGATACCAACCTTTAAAAAAGTTATTCTTGTTTGGATACATATCTTCACCGCTCGTAGTGTTGTACTCAGGATAGTCTGCTGAGTTATTACACATATGGTCAAGAAATCTCTGCGTGTAGTGTTGTGCTATGTCACGTTCTTTCTCTACTAAATAGTCTACTTCCGTTTTTTCAACGCTCTCAGAGTTCTCTGCTGTGTGCTTGTATACTCCTTTATTAGCTATGTTATAAGCAGCAAACGGTAAATACTCAACCATTGCCCAATGAATAAGCATAGGCTTAATATACTTCTCTAAAAGGCTCAAATAAGGATTAGCCAAAGTGTCGTTTTCTATGTCATCCTTAATTCTGTCAAACAGTCGTGTTCCAAGATAACCCTGAATGTGAATATCCTGAGCAATCTTGATAAACTGAATGAATTTATCTGTGTCGACATTACCACCTAATGCAGTAAGTCTAACTAAGTCTGTTCTTGTTATGAGTAGCGCTTCTGGCATTGTATTAGTCTTTTGGTAAAAATCCTTGATTCGGCATATCTATTGGTCGCTGAGATACCTTTGGGTCGTTTTTAACAACATAACCAAACTTCTCTGCTTTCTGTCCTGCTATTTGTTTAGCCTTTGGTGAGTTAACGTCTATTCCTGTGCCTTCAAATGAAGCGTACACTCGTTTATTCCATCTGTGGTGGCAGTTACCTCCTCCTTTGTAGAACCAAATGCTATAAGTGTCTGCTCCTCTTGCACCCCAACCTGCGTTAACTGGTTGGTTGCTCATCTGTAAAACGTCTTCTTTACGGTAAACCTTTTTAGCCTCTACCATCTTTCTGCAGAATGGTCTAGTCTTCTCTGTAGTCTCACCTGCGTAAACGTAACGAGTGATAAATTTCACGTCATTAATTACAGCATCTTGCTCACTCTTTGAGTTAGGTCTAGCTGTACCACTTGAAACTAACTCTACTAATTTAGATAGTAGGCTCTTTGTTTCGTGTTTTCCTTGTAGCACTTCATTCTCAAAGTCATCGTTATCGTAGTCAACCTCAAACTCATCTATTAAAAGCCAATCCTCAGATACGTCTTCACCCATGTCAATTAACGCCTGAGCGATTGTGTCATCTTGAGAAGACAATTCAGTAGGCTCTTCTACCTTACCTGAAGCATCCATAAACTCAAGTGGCTTCAAAGTCTCGAAATATAGCTTTAAAGTGATTCCGTTATACGCTAGAATCTGCTCGTATGCCTCAATCATTAAGTCTTGATATGGTCGGATAACCATGTTATAGTACAAAATGAACGAGTTTTTAAGTTCGTCTGCGTTGCTTGAGAATCCATTGGAAGACGAAATACCAAATAGTAACGGAGAAGTTACGTTATGTCCTAGCATAATCTTACGCATACACTCCTCAGATAAGTATGTGTAGTGGTCAGGTGCATCGTTTAACGGAATATCGTCTACAGTTGTTTTCTGAGCGTCTGAGTGGTTAAATGAAACGATTACACGTTTACCTCTAGAACCAGTTAACTTATTAGTTACCTTGCGCTCTATTTCGTCCATTTCTTCGTCCGCAGGAATACCGTTGTTAAAGTTGATGACCTTAGTACCTGAGAATCCGTTTTGAACCTCGTTGATTAGGTAATCTGAAATTTCCTGCTCTAAAACAGCATATGGTAACGCTCCTTGATAGTCAACCAATGCGAAATACTTCATTCCTACAGAGTAAGGTCTAACGTAGAATATTTCAATAGGCTCTTTTGACGTTCCGAAAGCAGGTATTCTCTTAGGTGGGAATGCTTTAGTATCTGACCAATTGTCTGAATAGTAGTATGCTTCTATTTCTCCATCTTTGTTGCACTTCTCAGGTCGTAAAAGGTGTACAGGTATGTGATACACTTTCGCTATTTTGCTTCTGTCTTTCGTGTAGATAACTTGCATTGCAAATTGTCCTAGCATTTTAGCGTCCGTGATTTGCTTCTTAACGCAATCTTTTGAGATTAGGTTAATGAACTGAGCATACTCATTTGGCTTTTTAGACGCATCTAACGCATTTAAACCTCGTCCGTAGATAAGTTTAACGATGTTGTTTATAATCGCGTTATTCGTAGGGGAATAAGTGTAGCGGTCTATTAGGTATTGAAAGTAATTATTGTCTACTCCATACGTTACCCAATCCTCTCTTTTACCTTCTTGGATTATTGGTGTTTCGTATTTTGCTAGTTCAATTATTTTTACGTTGTTATCCATACGTTATATATTCGTTGGTTGAGACGTGCGGAGTGTACTTAGAGTCTCCGTTGCTGTCTTTATTTATTGAGTAACTATTGGTCTGTTGGTCGGTTGCAAAAACACGGTCGTAATAAATCAACTCATCCATAGAAGAGTAGAGTTTAAAGTCGTAGAATTTGCCCTCTGTAAGGTCGTCTAAGATGTCTATTTCAACGCTGTAGTAGTATTCGTCTTCAAATACGTCTGTTACATCGTATGTTTCTGTAGTGTTGTTTGAATCGTCTCGTAACTCTAAGTAAGCTACGTCTGAATCCTTTAACACTAGGTCGAAATTTTTAATACCAGCAAGTAAATCTGTAATTAACATATATAAATAACTTGCTTTCGTGTTTTTGTTTTAAAAAAAAAGAGGGACAGTGAAAACCATCCCTCAATTTAAGTAGTGTGGTGTGTATTACACAGTCACAATGTTAGCACCTCCGAAGATAGTTGCCAATTCTGTTTCGTCTGCACAATCCAAGAATGGAGCAGGGATATTTTCCATACCTGTGAAAGTAAGGTTGTATCCGTTGAAGTCACCCATTGCTGTTCCTGAAGAGATAGTACCTGCAGTTACATCACAACCTCTTTCAAGACCTGCTAAGAAATAGTTACCTGAACGTGTGCGCACAACAATGTGAGGACGTCCATAAGCCAACAACTTAACTGTTTTGTGTGTAGTGATGTCAAGTACTTTAAACTGCGCTACAATCGCTTGTTCAAAGAATGTTGTACCATTATCACGAGAAGTTTGAATAGTCTGCTCGAATGAGTTAGCACCTTTCAACTCCCACTTGTACAAGTTAGTAATGTTATCTACAGCAGTAATAACGTCTTCTTGTCCTGCTACTGCAGAAAAAGTAACGTCTGTTGGGAAGTTAATCCCGTAATTGATAAAGTAAACTGCGTCTAATCCTGAGATTCCGTCTTTACACGCTTCTAGTCTACCGTTTGAAATATCACAAGCCATTTGTAAATGTTTTAAAAAAAAGGGGATAGGATGTCAAGCAACCCATCCCCGATTTTGGTTATTAAATATTAGTCTAATGCAGGAGAGTAAACAACACAATCCTCCAAGATACCGATTTGAGTAACAGCAGTGTAACGAGCAACAAAACGTACGTTTTTAGAACCGTCAATCATAGCCATGTCAATCAATTTGATTTCGTTATGGTCAGAAAGTAAACCAGTTCCAAAATACAAGTTATCTGTAACTGTAGCTAAAATAGAGTTGTTAGCAAGTCCGTTAGCAACAAAGATAGAAACTCCATCAAAAGATAGACCTGACCCCATTCCGTACCATTGTGTACCTTGTGCGTTTGTACCAGCAGCACCTACTCCAGCAGCAGCGAATCCACCTAATGCACGAACGTATGCACGAGCAACATTCTGAGAAACGTAAAGTTTAAGACCTTCTTTACCGTAAAGAGTAGATGGAACAGCGTCAACTACACGACCTAATTCAGCGATTACGTTAGCAGCAGTAATTGAAATACCAACTAAAGACTGTGCTACAGGAATACCTGTACCAGCTTCAGCTAACGCTTGAGTGAAGATACCACCAAACTGTCCGTTAGTAGCCTCAACACCTCTCCAAAGTGAAGTCTCAGTAGCTTCAGCCATTTGTCCTAGCATACGAGCAATAAAGAAATCTTGGAAAGATTTAGGTAGAACGTCAAATGCAGAATAACCCATCTCTAAAGAGTTCCAGTCAGATGCAAAATCAGTTTTACACAAAAGTGCGTTGATTTGTAATTCTTTAGGCTCGATTGCACGTTCTGTCAAAGTAACATCTCCTGTAGCAGTGAAGTCACAAGTAGCATCTGCGATTAATGAGTCAGAATCTAAACGCTTGATTGTTTGTTTGTACTTAACGTTAGGTACAACTGTTACCCCTCCGTTTTCGATTGTGTTAGCAGAAAGAAGACCAGCAGCGATGTATTTACCTGCCGCTTCCCCTGCGTACGTTGTTGTGATGTCCAAATTTGTTGGCATAATTTGTTGATTTTAAAAAGTGAATATTATTTCAATTTGTTTAACACTCTGTCAAGTGATGACATTGAGCGGTTTTTAGTGTACTTAAATACCTCAGCTTTTTGCTCGTTCTCAGGGTTGTACTGGATAGGCTTAATATCTTCTACAGCGCTTAACTCAGTAGCATTTTTAAGAGCAGCTAGTTCAGCTTTAAGTTCTTCGTTTTCTGCTTTGATTTTTTCAATTTCAGAGAAAAGAGTTTCTTTGATAATAGACTCGATAGTTTTCTTAGGCTGACGAGTTTCTTCACTCATCTCTTCCTCTACTACTTCTGTCTCAGCTTCAGGAGCTGGAGCTTCTTCTTCTTCTTCAGTCTCTTCAACTTTCTCTTTGATTTCAGCAATGATACCCTCCTCTTCTACTACAAGGATTAACTCACCACCTTCCATTTCGTACTCTCCAACAGGCATAGGTACATTACCTTCTTCTGTTACGATGAATACTTCCATACCAGCTTCAAATACTTCAGCTTCGATAACTGTTGTACCGTCTAATAGACGTGCTTGTGCTAACTTAACTTCAGTCTCTAGACCGAGTAATGTTTTTATTTGTTTGATTGCTTCGTTTGCTTTCATATTATTTACCTATTGTTGAAATTGCATTTTTCATGTTAGACATTGCGTCCTCAATTTGCCCTAAAAACTGATAAGCATCTTGAATGCCTTTAAACGCATCTGTAGACTGTATGTTAACACCTAATTCTTTAGCTAATTTCTCTAGGTTTTTATATAACCCGTCAATTTGCTTACCCATAGTCTTACTATAATTAACATAAGGAGCAGACTTTTTATAAGCAGCATTTAATTGTTCAGCTAACTTTACAACTTTATTGTTTGAGTCGTTAGCGATTTTCAAAATATCATTGATATTTTTTAATTTAGATGCTACCTCGTCAGTTACAGCCAAATCTACCTTTACTTCAGCAAGTTCTACGTTTTTTTCAAACTTGCTCAACTTTTCTAATACACTTTTATTCATAACTTATTAACTATTTGGTTTTTATTTGTTTCATTTTTATCCGTTTGAACGTATGATATTACGCTCTACTATCTCTTGTGTTAGTACTACGTCTCCTTGTCCTTCTAGTGAACCGATGCCTTGAGCTTGTAAGCTACCGTCACAGCAGTCTATATGGTAGGTTTCGTCTTCGCATAGGCAACCTCTTCCTGAGTTCTGTGGTGATGTTGTGCTTTCTGTTTTCATTAGTAAACTTTATTTAAAACGAATACATCCGAGTAAATACTATTTAATGCTGAGTTACTACTCCACTGTGCAGTCACATTTAACGTGTTTGGAATGGTAGTATTAAACGTAGTATTGTTGACCGTGTTAAAACCAAACCCTTCAGAAGTATTATTTGATTGCTTAACGTGTAAGAAGTTACCAATAGTCACGACAGAAGCAATTCCAGCTCCTCCTATTTGACGAATAGTGAAATCTAAAGACAATGACCAAACAGCATTAGTAGTAGACGGCATTGTTTGTATTCCGCTATCAGCTAACACAACAGAACCAGCTTTTACTCTAATACGAAGAGTATCTCCATTCTTTGCTGACATTTGTCCAGCGAAATCTGCTCTGAATGTATCACCTACTTTAAATCCATTTGCTGGTACAGATAAAGTACCTACGCCTCCATTAATAATTGTAGTCTCTGTAGTAGTTGCTGTTACTGCTACGCTATCTCCAGTCTGTGCAAATAATCCGTAGTTCGTAGTGGTAGGTATAAAGCCAGTGCTAAGTCTTTGCCATTCATTGTCTATTCCAACATACAAAATACCCTCACACATTATTAACGCTCCCTCTTCAGGTACGCTCAACTCTTTTACGTCAGGAGTTACGTCTTGAACCTGAGTAGTAAACTGACTATTTATAAACCGTCTGCTCATTGGATTGATTTAAGAATGTTTACAATTTCATCTAGAACAGATTCGTCTTTTGATAGCTCAGTCTTACTTTCAAAATATCCCTCGATACTAAAGCCTTTAATCTCACCTTCCTTAACCTTACTCCAAACCTCGTCATTGTCTACTTTCATGGATATCATCCAAGTACCTACAGGCAAACTGAATCCGTACAGTTTAGATTTATCTTTGTCCTCATCTTCGATTATCCAGCTCTCTACTACACTCATTCCGTCTATCTCTTTCATGTGTTCGTAGGTAGCGTTATTCTGCTTGTTACGCTTTAAGAATAGCTCTGAGGCTTTACGGATTGTTTGACTAGAAAAGTAAATATAGAACTCACCGTTCTCTTTGTCTTTACGGTAAATCTGTTTGTTAGGAACTAATGCAGCACCCATCAAAATACGCTTTTCGTCATCTACAGATTTCAGCTCTACATATTGATGGTTAAGTGCTACCCAATCCTCTTCAATTGCTGGTGAGTTAACAACAGATACAGCATATACGCCTTGTCTGTCGATTTCCTCATTCAAAACCATTTCTACTATCTTCATAACCTTTTAACTTTTAATGTCTATAATGTTGCGTTTTGTACTCTGTTTCTATCTAAGCTCTGAGCAGTTGTTACTTCGTTACTTACTACATACGCTTGTACTGGTTGCTGACCTAATCCAGCTAATTGGTTTGCCGTGTTTCCACCAACTATATTAAACTCAGG